CTAGTGCTCCTGTCGCGTTGTTCCAGTCAAGTGTACCAGTTACACCTGTCCAGATTGTTGAAGATGGTAGGACTGTGTCCCATTGTGTGGTAGAGAGTGAGAACTCTGTTGCTGTGATGTAGAGGGTGATGTCCACGAATGTTGGAGTGGCACGAAGGGCGACATTCTCCACGAAGCCCTCGAATGTACCGCCTAGCAAGTTGCTTGGTAGGTTCTGGATGAGCACTGGCTCACCGAAATAAACCCCGATTAGGTCGTCAAGCATCGCGCTTGGCATGTCGGGATTATCTAGGCGGAAGGTGATTGCTCCAAGTGAGCCTTTAGGCACACGCCTTAGATTAAGCTCTCTATTGGCGATCTCAGTGATGTCTGTCAAGCCCTTGATGTTTGACTCAACCGAACGCTCAAAGAGGCCGTATGAGGCTATAGAGGTCGAATCTGAGGTGCTGTAGGTGCTGGCGTATCCTGTGCCGTACTTGTAGATAAGGCTGTTACGGATGCGAGAAACCTGAGTTTGTGAAGTGATGGAGCTTGGTGTTGCATACGCCCCATCGAGGTAAGTATAGCCATTTGCTGCGAGGTCGTTAGATCGGTGGTCTGCGTCTGCATAAGAGACATCTCCATCCTTCTCTTCGTACATCTGGCCAAGGGCAGAGGTAGCAATCTGATCTACTAGGGTCTGGCTCTTAGCCGTAGGGCTTGCAGCTTGGCTAATCATTGTGTAGAAGCCAGAGTCCACTTCACCGATGTAAGTCTCAGCATTAGTCCAAGTGACATCGGCTGGATAAGTTGCCCATGTGACAGTTGGAGTTACTTCGTTCCAGTTATGTACCAACATTTACAACATCTTGGGCTAGGTATTCATTTACTGTAACTTTGCCGTCTATTGCTGGAAAGACAATCGGAACAAACAGCTTCCTCTTTGCTCAGTATTACACAGCTGGATCAGTTGCTACTTCAACGGTTGTTGATTTCTGGGGCTGGCAAGTCGAAGCAGGATCAACTGCTACAGATTTCCAGACTGCGACAGGAACAATCCAAGGAGAATTAGCCGCTTGCCAGAGGTATTACTGGCGAGCAGGTAGCAGACAAACAACAGAAGTTGTTGCTACAGGTGGTCGAGTTTATAGTTCAACTATTCCTATTTTTGTTACACCACTCCCTGTTCAAATGCGAGTATCGCCATCTGCAACGGCAACAGGTACATTCGCGGTTAATTATGCAAGCACCGCAGTAAATACAACAACATTCAACGCTGATGTTCAATCACCGACAATGAGTCAATGGTATCTAACTACTTCATCAGTTTTGACACAAGGTCAAGCAGTCGGAGTGAACACCACAAACACATCAACCTACATCGAGTTTAGTGCGGAGTTGTAAGATGAAACCAATTTATGAGGAAGTAACAAACGATCTAGGTACAACGCTTATTAAGCGAACAGACGCAGACGGCAAAGTTTGGTGGATACCAGTAGATGAGTCCAACTCAGACTATCAACGCTATCTAAACCCAGAATCGAAACAATCCACACCATTCTTGGTAGAGTAATTGCTATGACACACGATGAGTTAGTTAATGCTTTTATAGGTAATCCAAGCACATTGGCGGTTATTGAATTGCATAAGCCGATGAAAAACTATTGCTCTGTCTGCTTAGAACAAGAGTATTCTGGTGAGGCAATTCTGGCTGAGTATCCTTGCCCCACTATTCAAGCAATAGCGGAACAATCCACACCAAACCTGCCTGGAAATGCTGAAGAGCTATAACGGATACCCGGCTTCAAAGGACCAAGCCGAGATAAAGATCAAGGCGTATCAGATAAAGGGTACGTCGCTGAAGCTTAGGTGTGCCGAAAGTGTGGGTCCGCTTTTGGCCGCCTTCGCTTCGGACTTTCACGAGCTAATTGAACCTATCGATGAGGGCGGCTTGGATGATTGGGGCTACGCTTTCAGGATGGTACGCGGTACCACTGACAAACTTAGCTGCCATTCATCGGGTACGGCTATCGATCTAAACGCGACTAAACACCCATTAGGTAAGTTTGATACATTCCCTGCTGAAAAGGTGCCAATGATTCGGGCCTTGGCTAAGAAGTACGGCCTAAAATGGGGTGGCGATTTTAAGAGCCGTCCGGACGATATGCACTTCGAAGTCAATGTGACACCAGCCAAGGCTAAAGCCTTAATCGAGACTTTAGGTTTATAGTTATCCAAAATCCTTAAGGGCACTAAGGAGCACGAAATGAAAGAACAAGCAATAGCTGCTGCAAAATCCTACGGTCGCGCTGCGCTCGCTAGCGCCGCTGCGCTGTATATGTCCGGCATATCAGATCCGAAAGTATTGGCTAACGCGTTTATCGCAGGGCTAATCGGGCCATTACTTAAGGCACTCCAACCTTCCGAAGGTCAGTTTGGTGTAACGAAGTAATGGAACAAGTCCAGCTCGTAGTCGGTATAACTTTGGGGAGTTGTACCATTTTGGGGCTGGGGGCTGGGCTTATCCGTCATTTCGTAAAGTATTACCTGTCCGAGCTAAAGCCGGACGGCAACGGCGGCCATAACTTACGCGGTCGAATTGACCATATCGAGCCCGTATCGATCAAGTTATAGCCGAACTCCATATCTAGAGTCTCGCTCACTGATGACCCCATCCGGTTCCTTTGAAGCTGATACCAGGCGCGTGGTAAACCTGGCGCATATGCGTACCACAGCACATAGGGGCCGATACGGATGTAATCGGTTGCTCTAGCTCGTAGCGTATATTGCACATAACGCACTCATATTCATACATCGGCATCCTGGGACTCCATTAGACATACGCCCATAACCCCACATTTAGTACATTGCAGGGTTTTAACGTTAGGCGGCAGGTTGTCCGTAATGATGCGTTCGATCTGTTCGGTTACCTTCTTGCATTTACGGCACTCGTATTTATAGGTAGTCATTACGCCCTGCATTCTGCACACAGCCACATCACGATTTCGCCGGCTACGTCTCGTACGTTGAATCCGCCTAAACCGGTCTGCCACTTCTTGCATTGGTCGCAATATTGCGCAGCTACGACTGTTATATTGCCGTCATCGTGGATCGTGGTTGCGTAGCCGTCCTTAATGAATGTCAATTCTCCCATTACAGTTTTACCGCCTCGTCTATGTGTAAATACGCGACTGTCTTATCAACGGGTATAGTCTTGTTATAGGTTGATGCCGGCAGTTTTCGCGTGGTCCAAGTGACCTTTATCTTGCGTAGGTTGAACGCATATATGCCCTTAGGCGTTGAATTGATATAAAACGGCGTAAAGCCTAGTTTGTCCGCCTGTTGTACCAGTGACTCGTGCTTATCCTTTTCCAGGATTAGCTCGTCATAGTGTGTATGGCGGCACTTTAGCTCGATGATTAACCGATAGCCCTGGCTGGTCGCATCGATATATTCGAAGGCATCGCTACTCATCTCCAAATCCTCTAAGTAGCGTGTCTTGATGTAATCAAATAGCCCGGCCTCTGTAAACTCTTTAGCCATTTTATACCTGTGGCTTCCACTTACCGTCAGAAGCTAAAACGTACCAACGTGGGGTACATTGATTAGCCCGGTTCTTTTCGGTGCACTTGTACGCAGCCCACGGCTTTCCGGTTGTCTTGGCTGTTCCCTCGGCCCAGATCATATGCCCGTGCGAGCATTGTGGAGCTTCAGCTACTAATTGACCGCCTAGGTTTGAAGCAATGTCGGTTATAGCTGTGGCCATTGTAGGAATGTCCTCGATCGCAGCCTTGGTGCTCCACGGGTCAGAATCGGCCGGTAGGACCTCTACCTTTTCCATATCCTGACGTGTAGGCCTTCCGGCATCGCTAGGGCTCAATAGCCCGATTACGCGGCCGTAAGCCGAAGTGACAGTATCCTCTACAAGCCAGCGTTTCATATTGTTAGGTAGCGAAGCCACGTTGCCATATGCGTAATCAACCGCACTCGGTACGTGATCCTCATATTCACGATAAGCCTCGGCCCTAATTAGAATCGTGCCCTTGGCTAAATCCATATCCTCAATAATGGCAACCAGTCTGCCTGTCGGATGCTCGGATCGAAAGCGTTTAATTCTGCTATTTACATCCTCGTAATTGTCTAAGAATCCCATTAGATTAGCTCCTTGTCTTTCAGAGCCTGTGCAATCGCCCGGCCGCGAATAAAGCCTTCGCCGTGCCCCTGGCGGTAACCGATTGAATACCCGATCACCATAAACATAAAGCCCATACCGCAAGCGGCTAGGCTGATTAATAGGTCCATACTGTTCATTGTTCGCCCTTTGTTAAGGCCGAGCAGCTACCAAACCGAGTAGCCCTCCCGGCGTTTGTTGTACCAGTATGAGGCCTAGCACTGACAAAAGGCAATTATTTGGCTAGGCGTGTCTCCAGTAATATTTCATAAATCTTGTCGATCTTTTGGTCCATACGCTCTTGCCGCTGTTCTATGTGGTCAATCCGACCTCGTAGGTTATGGCCGCCGTTGCCGTCAGGCTTTAGCTCGGACAGGTAATACTTTACAAAGTGACGGATAAGCCCAGCCCCCAGCCCCAAAATGGTACAACTCCCCAAAGTTATACCGACTACGAGCTGGACTTGTTCCATTACTTCTTTACCCCAAACTGACCTTCGGAAGGTTGAAGTGCTTTAAGTAATGGCCCGATTAGCCCAGCGATGAACGCATTAGCCAATACTTTAGGGTCCGATATCCCGGACATATATAACGCGGCTACGCTAGCGAGCGCAGCGCGACCGTAGGATTTTGCAGCGGCAAGTGCCTGTTCTTTCATTTGGTGCTCCTTAGTGCCCTTAAGGATTTTGGATAACTATAAACCTAAACTCTCGATTAAGGCTTTAGCCTTGGCCGGTGTCACATTGACCTCGAAGTGCATATCATCCGGACGGCTCTTAAAATCGCCGCCCCATTTTAGGCCGTACTTCTTAGCCAAGGCCCGAATCATTGGCACCTTTTCAGCAGGGAATGTATCAAACTTACCTAATGGGTGTTTGGTAGCGTTCAGATCGATCGCCGTACCGGATGAATGGCAGCTGAGTTTGTCAGTCGTACCGCGTACCATTCGGAAAGCGTAAGCCCAGTCATCAAAGGTTCCCTCATCGATCGGCTCGATCAGCTCGTGAAACTCGGCAGCAAAGGCCGCCAAGAGAGGCCCAACACTCTCGGCGCACCTTAGCTTACGATCCGTACCGCGTACACGGTAGGACTTTA